TATGAAGTAAGCAATTATGGTAGAGTTAGAAACAAGAAAACAAAAAGATTTTTAACTTAGCATGATAATGGAAATGGTTATTTATTTGTACAGTTATGGAGAAACAACAAAGGTAAGCGTGAATATGTTCATAGATTAGTTGCACTTGCCTTTATTCCTAATCCAGACAAGAAACCTACTGTTAATCATAAAGACGAAGATAAGCAAAATAATTATGTAGAGAATCTTGAATGGATGACTTACAAAGAAAATAATAATTATCGGACACACACCGAACGCTCTGTAAACACAATGAAAGAAAAAGGACACTATAGCAAGTTTAGCAAGCGCATGAAAAACAATAATCCCAATCATGGTCAATGGACTTATCGGGAAAATGGTTACGCTCGAAAAGTAATCTGTGATGGAATTGTATTTGATTCTATAAAAGAGTGTGCTGAATATTATGGTGTTAATTATGGAACGTTTAGAGGATATATGAGTGACGATTCACGCAAGCCACAATACTTCAAAGATAAAGGGCTTTCTTATTACAATAATTAACTTGTCATTTAAGGACTTGGACATTAACTAAGGACTTTATATTACTGAGGGGTATTAAATTTAGTACAACTCAAGAAATGGAGAATAAAATAATGGCTGAAGAAATTATTAACAATGAAGAGAATAAAGATACTGAACAGAAGCTCTCAATGACTCAGGAAGAATTAGATGCTCTGATTCAACGAAAGAGTGATGAAAGGGTTACGCAGGCTCTTAAGACTCAACAGAAGAAATATGAAAAGAAAATGTCTCTTCTAACCATGGATGAAGAGGAACGCGCAAAGGCTGAAAGTGAAGACCGCATTAAAGAGCTTGAGGAACAGCTTGCTCAGATGAATATTGAGAAAGCTCGCAGTGACCTTAAATCAACTCTTAGTGCTCGTGGTCTTGATGCTCAGTTTGCAGACCTTTTGAATATTTCTGACGATAACGAAGCTAATCAAAAAGTAATTGCGGCTTTTGATAAGCTTTGGAAGGCTTCAGTACAAAAAGAAGTTGAAAATCGTATTCAGGGTGGTAGTCCCAAAAAGGGAACATCTACTCCTGCTGAAATGACTAAGGATTATTTCAATAAGATGAGTCTGGCTGAACAAGCAACTTATCTTAAGAACAATCCTGAATTTAAACAAACCATGTCTACATGGTATAACTAATAATAAATAAAGGAGATTTTACATAATGGCAGATTTTGCTTTTGCTGGCTACGATAATTTCGTACTTGAGAATAAGATTCTCTCTATCCTTTCTACTAAGCTTGATATTAACCGTTACATGACCGCTGATAACTCTCTTGCTGAGACTGCTGGTATGGTTAAGAAGATTCATAAGTATATTGGTTCTGGTAATGTTGAAGACCTTGTTCGTGGTGAGGGCAACTCTGAGTTCCTTGATGCTTCCTATACCGAAGAGGAGTATCGTGTTGGTCGTACTCAGGGTGCTATTCGTTATTACGACGATGATGTTATGACTGACCCTGTTCTTATTGAGACCAAGGTTAAGACTCTCTCTGAGTCTATGGTTAATGACTGGACTGCTAAGGCTATTGCTGAGTATGCCAAGACTTCTAATCAGGCTGTTTTCACCGATTATAAGCTTGCTAACTTTGCTGATGCTATTGCTAAGTATGCTAATGTTTATGAGTCTCAGGAAGGTTTGTTCTTCCTTGCCGCTATGGACCTTGTTCCTACTATCCGTAAGGCTCTTGGTGAACAGCTAATGTATGTTGAAGACTACATTCGCACTGGTGCTATCGGTTCTGTTCTTGGCGTTCCCATCTATACCTCTAAGGCTGTTCCTTCTGGCATTATGTTCATGGCTACTAAGGATGCTGTTACTGCCTTTATTAAGAAGGGTGTAAATGTTGAGCAAGACCGTGATGTTAATACTAAGCTCAATCGTATCTTTGCTACTCGTTATGCTGTAATCGCTCTTACTGATGAGAGCAAGTGTGTTGCTTGCGGTAAGGCTCAGACCACCGCTGCTACCATCACTACTGCTACTAAGGGTGCTAAGGCTATTGCTGGTGCTGCAACCACTGGTGCAAAGGTTGAAGTTTATGTCAATGGTGTTCTCAATGCTACTGTTGATGCAGCTTCCAATGCTTATACTGCTAACGCTCTTAACAACCTTGTTGCTGGTGATGTTATCAAGGTTATTGCAAAGGTTGAGGGTTCTCTTCCCTCCATTGCAACCACTGTTGTTGCGAAGTAATTAAATAAATAAGGAGGTTACTAATGCTTGAAGAAATCAAACTGCTTTTGGGAAATAGCGTAACCTCCTTTTCTGATGCACAAATAGGGTTAGCGGCTAAGATGGCTTTACAATTTGTAGAAGATTATACAGGTTGTGAAGCTGATTATTCTCTAACTCTATTAGCGGAAAGAATTGCGGTTATTTCCCTGAATAGAATGAATACAGAAGGATTGTCCTCTATGACTTTTAATGGAACTTCTGAATCTTATTTAAATGATATTCCAGAAGACATTAAAAAGGCTCTAAATAGAAAGCGTAAGGTGTTGTTTGTATGATTCAGAAGTACATTCCGATTACTTATACTGCTTATACAGATGAGCTTGACGAATATGGACAGCCCAAAGTAGATAATACAGAGAAAGAGTGCTTAATGGCTATTTCTGTCACTAAGCACTCTCCTGTTGATAGTCCATTGTATGTAGATTCCGAATATACAGGAATTACAATGGATAATGAATTAAATGATAAATGTATTGTAAAATATAATGAAATGAAGCTCAAGATACTTTATATTCTAAAGGGAAGATTCAATCAAGTCTTCATGCAAAGGATTGAATAATGGCTTATATAGATGGCATGAAGAAATTGAACCAGAGACTTTATAAACTTGCTGAAGGTAAGGCTGTTGCAGATGCGATGGGAAAATGTTTAGCTTTAGTAGAAGGAGAGTCAAAGGAGAATTGTCCCGTACAGACTGGTGAACTCAGGCGTTCTATTACTTCGAGGATGAAACAAGAGCCTACATTAATACAAGGAGAAGTTTTCTCTGACAAGGAATACGCTGTATATGTACACCAAGGAACAGGTATTTATGCTGAAAATGGAGAAGGAAGAGATACACCTTGGAGCTATCAAGATGCTGATGGAAATTGGCACACAACCCTTGGTCAACATCCAAATCCATTTATGGAAAGAGCTTTAGATGAAAATAAAGAGAAATGTTTACAATACATTAAGGATTCAATAAGAAGGGAGATTCAGAATGATTAATGTAACTCCCGATATAATTAAAGCCCTACAACAGACTGGATTGAAGGTATATAACGAATATTTAGTAACATCTAAAACAAAAGTTCCTTGTATTTCCTATCGAGAATATGATAATAGGTCTACAGAAGAGGTCGATGAATTTGGATATAGCGATATAGTTTATCATATTAAGATTTGGTCTAAATCAGAAAAAGAATTAGTTTCTTACTCCGCTTAGATAGATTCTATTATGAGAGTAAAGGGCTTTAAAAGAACTTCCTCTACTGACCTTTGGACTACTCAAATTGGTCAGCGTGATATGAAATTCAAAGCTTTAGCATTTGAAAATTTTTGAAAAAAGGAGAATATAAGATATGCAAGGTGTATTAACTAAAGGTATTGAACTTGGTTACAAGGCGGATTCAGGAAGTACTTACACTAAGATTCCCGGTCTAAAAGAGTACCCTGATATGGGTGGAGTTCCTGAGCAGATTGATATTACAACTTTTGATGATGCTATGGTACATTATATGAATGGTTTGAAGGATTCAGGTACTTTGGAGTTTACTTTCCTGTATGATAAGGAGGATAATTCTACTTCCAATTATCAGGTTCTTTGTGGTCTTGAGGATGCTGGTAAAGTTGTTTCTTGGGAACTGAAGCTTCCTACTGGTACTAAGATTCATTGGGATGGCGAGGTTGCTGTGACCATTAAAGGTGGTGCAAGTCGCGAAGCCATTTATTTTGTAGCGAATATTGGTGTAAGCACTGACTTTGAGCGTGTG